TTCTGTTTCTGCTTTTATCTCTCCCAAATAATCTACTGACAAACTATTTAAGTTATATTGAAATCTATTTTCATCTATTAATGCTGCAGCTATCATTGTATCTACTATTGGTCCGTTGACCGTGATCCCAGATGCCTCTAACCATCCTACATCATACTGAGCATTGTGAAATATTTTTGCACAAGGAAGGGCACATACATCCTTCATATATTTTTTTACTTGTTCAGGTATCATGTTACCACCACCTAAATGTCCAAACGGAAAGTATCCTTGCCAACCATCAACGGCTACTGCAAACCCTACAATCTCTCCTTTACCTAAAGCCCAACCAGCTCCAAGCTTTTCATTAATACCATCGTCTCTAGTTTCTAAGTCAATTGCTATCTCAGTTGCACCAGATAAATCTTTATATTCTGATGGTGTGTTCCACATTGATTTCTTAAATGTTAACGTAAGTTGTAGTCCGTTCATTTTTTTTCTTCTTTCAATTCTTCATACCAACTAACATCTCTACCATTATCTAAACACCATTGATAATGATTTTCTTTTATTAAAGTTAAGATCTCTAAATTTGAATATTTATTTTTTTTCTTTTGCATCTTTTAAATGTTGTTTCTCTAACTCACAGTAATGAATAATTTTATTTATATCTTCGATTGTTTTACCTTTGAATAAATATCTACATACATATTTAATAACATTTGCTTGAAAAGGATTGAGACCATTCTTTCTTATAAAAGTCCATGGTTGAATAATAAATGATTGGTAGTGGGATCCTCCAATTTGTTTCTCATCTGCATCTTTAGCTTCATCAAAGATTCCTTTATTTGTCATTTTTCTCCTGGACATAAATTAAATAATCTGACCCTATTGGGTAGTTAAACTTATAGTCTGTTCTTAATAAATGTAAAGTTTTTCTTGCTCTTGTTGCACCGGTATACCAAACCTTACGTTCATCACTTTTTTCTTGTTTGTTTTTGTTTGCATAATCAGATGGGTAGTTACCTTTACTATAAAGTACAACATGATTTGCTTCACCACCTTTAACACTATGTATTGTATCAATTGTTATTATTGGATCTTTATCTAATTCTTTTTGTCCATATCTTCTTAACAATCTTATGAAGTGTCTTACTTGTCTTGGTTTAAAATTTCTTCTCAGTATCCAATACCAAGGTTTATTTTTTTGTATATCTTCTAGTGCTAGACCACACCACTCTTTCAAAGTTTGAAAGTCGTACTCTCTTAAATCTGGTTCATTCCTCCAGAACTTATCTAATCTATAAGCAGGGTCTTCAAGTTCTCTAATATATTTGACCATGTTACGTGCTGCTCTTTTATCTATCTTTTTATTATTACTAATTGTTGTCCAAGCTTTGATAGCTTCCCATTGTTTCTGATCAAAACATTTAGTACCTCTATTGTCTTTGTAATATAAACCTGCATCCTTAGCTAACATCCTAAGTTCATTCACAGTTTCATTAATACGACCTAAGATATACCAATCTTCTTTTAATGTTTCGAAAGGTATCTCTTTAAATGATAAATAACTTTTAACAGAGCCTTTTGAATCTCCTGGTTGATATTCTTTTTCTTCACTATCTCTTATTCCTCTTCTAATTACTTGAGAGAACCTATGAATTGCTTCTCCAAACCTTTGAGTCTTTCTTAGTTTTACTTTGCGACCTGGAAAGAACTTTGTAAAATATTTTGGATCTGCTCCATTCCATTTGTATATGGCCTGGTCATCATCTCCTGCAAGATATATTCTATCTACTTTAGGTGCCATCTTATATAACACCGACCATTGTAAGGGAGTACAATCTTGGGCTTCATCTAATATTAAAACTTTTAGTGGTGGAAAATCTACTTCTGTGATTGCTCTTTGAATCATATCGTCAAAGTCTATGAAGGATCTTTCTCCTCCTCCTGTCTTATAGTGTTCGTAAGTGTCTATCTTTCTTTTAAATACTGTAAGTGAATCTCTTTTATACCCTTCCATTTTGTAGGCTTCTTCTGGATCAATTAATAAATTTCTAGCTTTACTGTATACTCCTAGTGACCAATCTTTATACATGAAGTTATCATCTGCTAATCTTTTATCTGAAGACTTAATTACTTTGGTTTGTAATGCAAAATCAATTGTACAATCTTTAGGATCAAATACTTCTTCTGGAAAATATCTTCTGCAATAAGTGTGCAGTGTTTTAAATCTTGAAAAGTCTTCAGTAGAATAATTTGGAAAAGACTCCATGGCTCTTCTAACTGCAGTGTTCACAGCTTTGTTAGTAAAGGATAGATAAGCAATATCATTTGGCCTTACACCTTTTCTTAAATAACTTTTAAGAACCTTCTCAATTAGTGTATATGTTTTACCTGTACCTGGAGGACCAAAGATCTTTACTGTTTTATGGTAAAGATCTTTAAGTATTTTAAGTTCTAAACTTTCCTGTGTGGAATTCGTCATCCATCTCCGATACAGTTTTAGTGGTTTCTTTTTTTTCTGCTACCTTATAATCTACAAACTTAGGCATCATAACTGACCACACATTCTTTACACCTTCATGGTAGTCATGTCTATCACAATTAAGTAAATTCAATGCTTCACTAGCACTCTTAAATGTTTTATCACTACCTAAAAATTTTTCGAAAGTAATTTTTTTGAAGTAACAAATGTTTGTTGTGGAATCGAGTATAACATAATTATCTTTAAGTTTTTCAAAGTCATCTTCTTCAATGTGGCTCTCAAAGAATTTTTTAAGGAAGTTATATTTCTCTTCACCAAGTGTATCTTCAAATTTCATCTTCTCATTCTCAACTGCTTTTCTAACTAAGGTAGCCATAAGCATTTCAAATGGAGATGGTCCCGACTTAGGTTTAGGTAATGTCATCCAATAGATACCATAACGTAATAGCTTAACTCTAAAAGATTTTTCATCTTTCATATCTTCTGGATTAATTATTATTTTTTCACCTTGGAACTTAAATGTATATTCAATTGATTTAGTAGATCTAATAAATTCTACATCTTCAAAGTCATCAATCATATCTGGTACTTGTGAACCAATACCAAGCTTTCTTAACTTACATAAATCCTTATTACACAATGGTGCAATTGCATTTGTTTTAGGTGGACATTTATAAGCATAATCTTTTTTTGATACAGATTTAGCAAGAGTCTCTACTTCTTTTGGATCAAGTGGTGTTGTAAATATTTCATAATTCCTTTTCTGTAAAATATTTTGTATCTCATTTGTATTTAAGCTGCCATCGGCTTTCTTCATCTCAAGAACACCAACATTAAATAACAATTCGTTTCTGTGATTACCTTCCCATTTTTCTGAAATCATTTTCTGAACACAAGGAGGATAATGTTTCCAATCACTCTCTGGCTCATACTCTTTTATTTTAATATTATTTAACTGCTCTAATGTAACAGTCTTTTTAGTTATCATTTCTAAAAAATTATTTATCATCACTGGAGTGTTGTTATCGTTGTAAGCAAACTCAGTAGTTTGATCCATGTTGAAGTACGGCATGTTCAAACATTTGTTCATTGGAAATACTTCTTCCGAATAGAAAAAAGTTTTATTCCAATCATTTAAAACTTTAAGAACTTCTTTGACAGGATACCAATCATTCAAAAATAAAAATAAATGTAGCCCACCAGATTTAGATCTTACTGCAATTAATGGTAGTTGATTATCTCTTATGATATCTACAATTTTCTTTTCTGAAAATGTAGTATAGTTACGGGGATCAATATCAATACATCCCCATTTACACACGTCACCGTTCTCAGGTTTTATCCCAATCCGTGTCTCTCCTTTTAAATGCTTCTTCCATAACTCAAGGGTAACAGGTTCGTGGACCGTGAGTACTTTAACCTGCTTCTTGCCCCGTTCATCTACTTCCCCCGTAAGAGAAGTAGTGATGAACAGTTCAGAATTACCCTCAAATATCTTTAAGAGTTTTTGCTCCATGATTAATTAAAATGGAGTTGCTTCTTTAGTAGTTTGATTGTTACCTTGAGATTGATTCTCTTGAGAGAAATCTACTTTTCCAAAGATATCACTTGTCATTGCACTTTTGTAAAATGCTTGAGTGCTCTGCAATGTTTTAAGATTTTTATCCGTTGATAAAATTTCTTGAAACTCTACAACCCAACCACCCCAAGTATAATCTTTGCTTGATTCTCTTGTGACAGATAATTTATAAACTTGAGAAAAACTAGGTGGATTAAATAATCCTTTTTTTCCTTGCATCCTTCTCGATTGAATCATTGAGTTCCACATTTTAGATTTTTTCTTTTGTGTAGATTTCATAGTAATCAATGCCTGTTCTTCTACATTAAGATCCTTATCTAAAATCATGACAAAGTGATTGCCTGTGTCTTCAACATAATTACCATTTGGTAATCTGTCTTTACCACCTGCGTCTCTCTTTGTTTCATTCATAATTGCTGGATCAGTATGTATCTTTACAGGTCTTCCAGTAGATTCACCCATGTCTTGCCACTCATTAAAAGTGTTTATATACAAACATGGTGCAACTAAAAAACCATCTCTAGCTTTCCATACTTTACCAGATGTTTCACTCCAAATATCATATAGACCAGCCCCCTCGACAAACCTAGGATCTTTATCATCCAAGACTGGAGAGTTTTGATATATAATTTTTAATATTGGTAGTTTAGTATCTCGAGCTGTTACAAACTCGTTACCTTGTCCTTCCATTGACTCTAAATCTAAAGTCACTGGTAGGTTTTCTTTTTTAGTCGTCATTGCATTTTCTTTTATTTTCATGCTTACTCCTTCGTGGTTATTTTAGTTTTATTTGCAACATAAGTTCCAAACAATTCTGCAGGCACATCTTTACCGTAATCTTCTATCTGTTCTCTAACGAATGATCTAAGACTACTAGGATGCACAGTTGTTTTCTGCATAACTGCAAGGCCTTTTTGTTTTAGTTCTTCTACAAGTGCTTTAGCTTCATTATCTTGTTTCATTTTAAATTCCAAAGATACTTGGTTTTTAATCAAGTCTCCATGTCCATTATCACGTAACCAATTGAACGCTTCTTCACTTCTAGATGCGGGTATTCTAGCAGAGTAAAATGGTTTAACCTCTACAGATACTCCACCTGCGAGTTTAATTAACTCTACACCTGCTTGTTGCATTAAGTTTGGAATTGTTTGCTCAGAAAGAGTTGTTTCAACTTCTTTTAACTTTTTAAGTTCTTCTTCAGCCGTTGTTATCTTTTTCTGAGTTTCCAATAACTTATTGCAAGAATTGGTAATGTCTTCTGACATACCAGTATCTATTTTTACAATAGATTCTGCTTCTAAGTCCATAAGAACCTCCTTGATCGAATCAATATATTATTTGTTTGATCTTTGCAAATAAATAATTTAAATAATTTTACAATGTATAAATACAAAACAGAACCTTTTAGTCATCAAAGAAGATCCTTAATTGAAGGGGCTAAACCTTATAATTTTGCATACTTCATGGAGATGGGAACAGGTAAAACTAAAGTTGCTATAGATAATGCAGCTTATCTATTTCAAGATAGAAGAATTGATTTTGCATTTGTTATTGCACCAAACTCTGTTTATCAAAATTGGAAAAAAGAAATTGCAGTTCATTGTCCAGAAGATACTAATATTTATATTTGGAAAGTAACAAAAGATAAAACATTTAAATTAGATCCTAAAAAACTTACTTTTGTTTTAATGAATGTTGAAGCCTTATCACATCCATCTGGTAAGAAATGGCTAGAGTATAAACTTCTCAAACACGGTATGAGAAGTATGATTATATTAGATGAGAGTACAGCAATAAAAAATTTAAAAGCATCAAGGACTAAAGCAATAATAAAGTTAGGTCAGCTTGCTAGATATAAAAGAATATTAACGGGTTCCCCTATTACTAAATCCCCATTAGATCTTTTTGCACAATGTGCTTTCTTAGATAAAAAATTATTAGGTTATGATAATTTTACAGTTTTTAAATCTAGATACGCAGTAATGTTTAGTATTGAACGTGGTGGATATAACATACAGATACCAAAGTATTTTGTTAATCTTGAAGAACTAGAATATAAATTAAAAAACTTTTCTTATAGAGTTAGAAAAAAAGATTGTCTAGATTTACCCGAGAAGATGTACGTTCAAAGATATGTAGATCTACCGGACGAACAAAGAAAAGCTTATGAACAATTAAAAATAACTGCACTTATGACTCTTCAAGATGCAGAAGTATCATACAATAATAAACTTACTGAACTACTTAAATTACAACAAGTAGCTAATGGGTTTGTAAAAACAAATGAAGGTGACATTGTTGATTTTAAAACCAATGCGAAATTAAAAGAGTTAATGAGTATTATTGAAGAGACTCAAGATAAATGTATTATCTGGGCAAATTATGTACACAACATTGAAGGGATTAAAAAGAAATTAGCTGAGACTTATGGAGCTGACTCAGTAGTATCTATTTATGGTAAAGACTCAGTTGATGTTCGTAACCAAGCAGTAGAAAAATTTCAAAACAAAGAAGAGTGTAGATTCTTAGTAGGTAATCCAACGGTAGGTGGTTATGGTTTAACATTGACTGCTGCTAAGTATGTTATCTATTTTAGTAACTCATACAATCTTGAAGTAAGACAACAAAGTGAAGACAGGGCTCATAGAATAGGACAGAAGTCTCAAGTAACCTACATTGATATAATTTGTAGAGATACCATTGATGAAATGGTATTACACAATCTTGAAAACAAAATTGAATTATCTGCTAGGACTCTTG